CTAACAAATGGACTTGTACTTTTAATTATGTAACTCATATTATTAAATATCTTTTTTTCTTAATTTTAGTAATAAATATGTCATAGTAAATATTATTTAATATGAATTTATCGAATTAGTTGATATAGTTAAAGGTATAGTATCACTATAAGCTATACTTTCTACTGTATCACCACAAATTGTTATATATTTTTTATCATTTTTTACTCTATAATATAATTTTGTACCAACACTACCACTAGCAATAAAGTCTAACTCATAAAATGATGTGTCTAATAAATAGTCGGTAGTTCCAGTATAAAAGAAATTACTAAATGTATTTCCAGTACTTACTTCTAAAGTAAAATCACCATTAACTAATTGTGGTGGTGTATCTATACTCCAAGTAACAACAATATTATTGGTATTTATATTATTCGAGAAATTTAGTAATGGGAAGTAAACTATTGTTATAATATCACCTAACATTAAATCACCTTCTAGAATTATTCTTTTATCATTACTTATTGATTGGTAGAAGTCGATACCATTGGCTAACGTGGCACCATTTAACATTATAAGGATGTTAGAGGCATTTAAAGGTTTAACTGATGTATATAGTTCATATTTATTAGTTGTTGTATTAAAATAGGTTGTATTACTCCCTTCTGAATTTGTAACACCACTTATAATTGGTGATGTTATCTCTATATTATCATATGTTAACGTAGGACCAGAATTTGTTGTGTATATAAATGTTATTATATCTTCAGCAACCGTTTCACCACTTAAAGTTATTATATTACCATTTACTGTATAATCTAAATCTTTTGACAAGACTAAGCCATTTAATGATAAAATAAAACTACCATTTCTACTATTTGTGATTACAACATTTGTCTCACCAGCTGGTGGTAATATTATTTGTTGATATAATCCAGATGTTGCGTTAGGGTTGGTAGAACTATTAACCAAAGTGGGTGTACTAGCTGATTTAACTGCTATAAAATAATGGTCTAACTCATCGTCATAAATACCATATTCGTTTCCATTTAAATAGTTTGAAGTATCTATACCAACACCTAATCTTCTTAAAAAATCAGTACATGCACTATATTGAAAGAATCCTTTCACTAAGTATTCACCATCTAAAGTTAAACCACTAGATGGAACATGTTGTGTTGTTATATTTGTACCACTAAACGTAGGGTAAGTTATACCACTAGAACTATACGTTGGTGTTGTGGTAAAACCACTAAAAATATTAGAGTATTTGAATAATTTAAAACTAAATGTAGCACTAGTATCTATGAATGTTGAGGTATTACCAGTAAAATTAAATATTAAAGGTAATGTTTGAGTATTTGCCGTAATAATATATGATGTACCGCTTGTGGTACCAGTACAGTCTAGTTTAGTAGCACCAGTCATATTATATAATGGTGGTTCAAAAATACAAACGTCACTACTCATATTAAAATTAAGAAAGTTCCTATTTCTAATTGCAGAATCTTGAGTTTGTATATATATTCTTTCTTGGTGTCTCATTAGTAACTTATATCTAGTGTAATTGTTTCTATGTTATACTTATTAACCAAACCAAAATTTAAAGGTTTATCAATAGATGATGTAACATCAGTCTTAGAAAGATTCTGTAAAAATGCTATAAAACCTTTAAGGTTTATATAATCCTCTTGCTGTATAAGAGAAGAAACACTTTTAACTAATCTAACATCACCATTTATATTGGTATGAATTTGTCCTTGTATGGTTTTTAATAATTGTGGCATATATATAAATATAAAAAATATTATTTAATTAACTTCTTTGATAAATAATTTGATTTATAGAGCCCGTAAATTCTGAACCAGCATCCATTTGTTTCATGTAGACACCGTTTGTTTTCTCTATCTTAGATTTAAAATTAGGGTCATTAAATACATTTATTGGTGTTTTTTCAACACTAGCTATTAATTTATAACCAATATTATCACAACCATATTTAAATTAAAACAATATCATTCATTAAATTTTTATATGTATCATACGTTGCTAAATATTCTACCCACTCAGTTGGATTGCAAGGGTCTAAAGTATCATTTACTAATGCGTTTTTAAATTTTGAATTTTAATATTTAACTCACCATTTGATGGTGATGTAGCCACAATAGCTAACCATTCGTCATATAAATCGGTAATAGTATCAATACAATTAGGGTCGTTAACATCTGATATTAAATCATTATATAGCGTTTGGAATTTAGTTATATTACCATTTTCAATCTCAGTAATTGAATCAAAAACTGAAACCCATTGTGTTGGAGATGTTTTAAACTTATTAGTTCCACACACACCCATATTATAAAATTCTTGTTGGTCTAAAAAATACATTTTATCGTTTTATTTATTTATTTATTATTCGTAATATTCATCAAAAGTGTCACCATCAAATACTGACATCATATTTTTAACACTACACATATAATTTTTCATTACTGTATCGTATTCCGCAACCTTTGTTTGTAAATCACTATCTAAAAAACTAGTACCAAAATTAAATGTAACTGTTATTGCTGATACACCAAAAGTTGTACCAGATGGTACGTTGGTAAAAGTTGTAGCAGTAGTAGTACCAGTATAATTATCACTATTATATAATGGGTCATTTATCTTACAAAACACATAATCATCATGAGTTGCCGCTGACATACAACCACTGGTTACCCCAGCAGATTTATTATAATCATAGAAATATTTAGTCAAAGTTATCATATTATGAAGTTCAACTCTAGTTTCAATAAATGATATCATAGCATTTGATTCTTGAGTCCAAGCATCAAAAAACTGTGTTCTACAAGATTCATCTATATTAGTTGAATCGCAGACTAAAGTTGAGAGTTTATATTCATTAACTGCCCCAAAAAAAGCGTCTGTAGTTGCTCTAGCCGTATTAAAAACATCTTCCCAATCACCTTGAATTGGTCCACCAGCACAACCAACTATTGTTCCACTATTTCCATTTTCATACCAGTCATTAGGTGATGGTAGGTAATAGTAATCTTGCATATCAAAAAAGTACATATTTTTATTGTTTTAACATTTAATATTATTTATTTGTCTATCTGTATGACAATAATTAGAAACCGTACAAGTTGTAGCGGTTACGGTATAACAATCTGGTAATAAACTACCATTAGAGTCAATTATTTGTTGTCCAGTAACGTATGGTGCATTTGTTAAGAACCATTTTTTTATTGGGTGTAATAATAAGTGGTAATTAGCCCAAGTAAATGGTCTCATAGATAATATAAGTTCATTTTTAGCTTTAGCGTGTGCATCTCTAAATGCTCTTCTAACTACCATTATTTCACTATCCATAAAAGTAGCTAAAGTTGGATTCCATTCCAATAATACTGGGTCCCAAGCATAATCTTGATTTGGTGATGTTACTTCGGATATATCACCAGCATTACCAGTTATAGCTGTTAGGCTTTCTAATTGGTAATGTGATTTTACATATCTAAAATCATCTGTATGTGCTGAGAATATTTGTTCTAGTGTTAATCCAGATGTTGGATATGTATTGGCAGTCCACCCTTCCATCACACTTGCTTTACATGGTCTCAACCAATTTAACTTTATTGGGTTACCTAAATTAAAAAATTGAGATGGAAAGGTACGATTAGTAAGAATATCTGGTGCTATTGGTCTAAATGGTTCTGTTTCATTATCACATTTACCAACTAAAACCATTAAATCATATTCGTTTTTAGCTTTTTTATAAAGTGCTCTAGCAGTTCTATAATCTGTACCATCATTTGTTGAATTATATGAATCTTGGACTGTTGATAGTGAGGTGAAATTGCAACCATCTGTTGCACCCCAACTACTTAACTGTTCACAATTTGGCATATTATCAGTGTCATCTAGAAAATCTAATTCACCCCAAGTAATGAAACCTATTTTTTCTTCAGTAGTTTTTTTAGTTATATTACACCCTAAATAAAACGTATTTATTTGTTCTGTAACACAATCATTTAACCAATCCCAAGTTTGTCTAGAAACTGTAAATTCATTACTTAATGTGTTGCCATCGTATAGTTCAACAGATGTCTCAAGTGTACCTTTTTTGTATTGGAATTTTTGTTGGTCAAATATAGTATTACCTAATATTATCGAACTACCCCATATTGTTGTTGAAGGGACTACTTGTTCAACTAAGTCAACCCAGTATGTACCTACAACATCTGAAAAACTACCCATAGTTTCATAGGTAAATTTAGATGATATATTATCACAATTAGTATTATTTAAATATCTTTCATACAAACCTCTAAGTGTTGGGTAAGCTGAAAGTGTTTTTCTATCTTTAGCATCTATTAATTCAGAAGTTAAATTGTCTTCAAACTCATTAACGGTCTCAACATTAGCTAAATCTTCTGTTAATAGGTTTGAGTAACTTATAATTCCATTATCACCACACCCAGAAAAGCAAAGTGTACCATATGTGGTACCAGTTAATAAACATGGATTATCCAATACATATTTCCAAACATCAAATTCGATAGCGTTGGAAATGTCTACATCTAAATCTATTTCTTTTGTATTAATAACTAACCTTTCATCGTTAACATCATATTTAGTTTGTCTTATTGAATTATCCCCTTTATTGTCTGAAACGTTGAAGGTTCTGTTAATGTTAGATATATTATTTATCCAAGATTTTTTATTATCTACGTGTTTTTGTAGTGTAAAACCTGGAGATTCATCTAATCTTATAATATTATTTTTAGTATTTGTACAATCAGAATTAATTTTAATATTATCCATAAGAACACAAACATTACTACATGAATTATTAACCTTCAAGGTAATTGTTATTTTCTTATTCTTAATTCTATCTAAAATATCGGTATCTGTGATTTCAATATTTTTATTTAACCAAGTTGATGCGAATATATTTTTAGATAAAGAACTTTTAAATAAATTTAATTGTGAATTATCTAAAGTAGATTCCTCAAATAAATTTTTTAATAATATACCTTTAGCGTTCCTACACGTTGATACGTTACACCAATATCCTTCTGGAAAATCACCATCCCAACAGTCCATTATAAACGGTGCTGCTGGTCCGTAAAGTTCATCATCATTATATTTTAATACAACACCATCGTTTGTTGTGTAATAGTTATCAATTTCCTCTTGATTAGGAATTCCATTAACATAAAAACCACTATCTGTAGGATGTTGTGTTAGGTAGTTATATAAATTACCTAAACCAATTGATTCGTGTAATGATTGTTCTAGTACGGTTGTGTGTGTACCATTATTTTCTATTATATCAATAGTGAACGATACATCTAAAGTTTCCAATACTTGAACTGGAGAACCACAAGTTGATGTTAATTCAGTTTCAGTTGTTTCAGTTGTTTCTATTGATTCTAATTCCGCTTGTAACTTTTTCAATCTTGAAACACAATTTTCTTGAGATTTGGTTAATTCAGCTATATTATCACTTAAACTAGATTTAAAACCGAATGGAGTCTTACATTCATATATTAATGCTGATTGACCGTTTCTTAATCTTATATCATTTAAATTGGATAATGCTATTACGTCATTGCAAGTGTAAGATGATGCATCACCATTAACAAATTTATTGAATTTATCATCACCTAGAATTATTTTCCACTGATTTAAACCTTCTGGTTCATTTATACAGAAATTAACACTTTTAGTAGGGTTAACTTGTTCATAAAAAGGGCTTTGTTCGAAACTATATGAAAAAGGTGCTGTACCGTTAAATGATGTTAAATCACCAAACGCTGTATTACCCCAAGTTCTATTATTTGGTAAAGGTTGATTTGGATTTCGTTCATACCAAGATTGATTAATACTATTAGCCCCTCTAGATGTTGGAAACTTTTGACAATTAATAGAGTGTAAAGTGTTATCATATTCTTTAGTTATTGTTTTTATTGTATTTGAAATAGTTTCACATCTAACTTTAGTTTCTTCTATTCTCTCTTTAAATTCATTAATTAATTTTACGTTTATATTTGTTGTAGTAATAACGTTTGTTGTTTCAAGTGTATCAGTTAAATCTTTACAATTATATTTAAATAAAAAATCAAATTCCACATTTAATGTACAGTCATCGTCTTTACCCACATTAAAAACTGTACCATCATTACCATTTGGATTAACAACTATTTTAAACGGGTCAAAATTACTATCTGTTGATATATCTTTCCATCTACATGCTTGTGTGTTATCGTCCCAATAAATATTATTAGTATCTAAGTTTGGAAAGAATGGTAAACCATTTTCACTAAACTTAGAACTCATTAATGATGGTACAGTATTTTTGCAACAGAAACTACCAAAACTCTCCTTTTCACTTCTAGAAATGTTACCAGTTAAAGAAGCAAAAACCTTAATTTCACCGTTAGGTGCTAAAGCAATTATCCTTTGTTTTGGTAAATAACCTTCATATGTTCCATTTTTTATATAATAATCATTACGAAACTTTGAGGCATCTTCATTCATTTGATTTAAATATGAAGAACCCCTTTCTTCACAATCAGCGTTTCTATGTTGTTCGAAGTCGAAAAAATAACCCATTCTTTTTATATATAATTATCTATTTTTTTATTTTATTCATACGAACCTTTAGTGTATTTTTTAACATCATTTTTGGTGTTATCACAACAACTAAGTCTACGATTCATTCTTCGACTAAAAATTGTATTCATGAAACTTTCATCTCCTAATGCTATATCTTCTTTACCCAGTTGAGTTAATTTACAACCAAATCCAGATTCATTTGTATATGGGTCAACTATTCTAATTGGTATAGTATAATCAACTGGACAGTTAGACCCATCACTTGTTGTTACAGCTTTATTACCTTTACCTCTAAACATATTAAAGTCTAAGAATAGATTACCACTATTAGTTGGTATCTCCAGTGGTTGATTAATCTCACCAAAATAAGAGTCACCCGTTTCTTTATTTTCAATAAGTGGTTTTAGTGACCATTTACAAGCAGCACTACACCCACATTTATTTGTCGTACAACAAACATAACCACTACTAACCAAATAACTGTTATTGGAAATGTTACCAAGTTCATCAGAGTCCAAATAAGTAGAAATACCACCTAAAGCTTTACAACATTCTTTATTAATAAATGATGTATATATAACACCTTCGTCTCTAACAAATTTATCATTTATATCAGTTTTGTAAAGTCTAAAAACATAAAAACCACTAGTTCTATCAATTGTTGGTGTATGACTAAATCCTTTACAATCGCTTACCTTATTTGGTTTTGTTTTTGTTTCAATACAAATGCTTAAAGCATCATCTTCACCATCAGTATCACAACCACAAGGTGTTAACACTTCTTGAGGTATAGGGTCAGTTATTATACTTGAATTATAAACAACATAATCACCAACATTTGAATCATCTAAATTTTTAACATCTACATATGTATCACCATTATAATTTGTTATATCACCTAAATTATAATTTGTAAATAGATTATTTGTTAATGTATTAACAGTTGTTGACGTTATTGATACTGGTTTAAAGTCAGTAATTATTGATTTAAATTGATTAATGTATTTTGAACCACCATCATAAGAACCAACATGTGGATTATTACCAGTTGTGATATCTACAGTGGAACCAGTACCAGCTGTTTCTCTAAACCATAGACCGTGGTTTTGGAAATACATATCGTTTGTATCTGGTAAT